ACTCATTGATGACACACTTATAGGTGTTGCAAGAGATATTCATGCATGGACATCTTTGGATGGTGTAAGATACACGGCTCTCGGAACAGATAGAAAATTTTATATATACACAGAGGGCACTATTGCTGATGTTACACCTATTAGAAAAACAACAAGTAGTATATCCAATCCATTTACGACAAATGGAACTAACAACGTTACTGTAACAGACACTGGTCATCAAGCTTCACTTGGTGATTTTGTAACCTTTGATTCTTTTTCTGCAATTGATGGACTTGATATGAATGCAGAGTTTGAGATTACATCTATTACAAACTCCAACAGTTATGTCGTAACACAAACTAGTAATGCTTCTGGATCTACTGCTGGCGGTGGCGGCACTGGTAATATTAATTATCAAATTAGTATTGGGCCAGATGCTTCTGTGTATGGTTATGGTTGGGGTATTGGCACATGGAACACAGGCACTTGGAATACACCAAGATCTACTTCAACAGTTACATTAGATGGTAGAAACTGGAGTTTTGATAACTTTGGTGAAGATTTAATAGCTACGGTGCATAAAGGTGGCACTTTTAGATGGGATACATCAGCTGGATTAAATACAAGAGCAACTGTAATTTCACAAGCTCCTACGACCTCTAGATTTAATCTAGTGTCAATGCCAGACAGACACGTATTTTTATTTGGCACAGAAACTACAATAGGAGATGCAACAACAAGAGATGATTTATTTTTACGATTCTCATCACAAGAGGATTTTACAACATGGACACCAACAGCAACTAATACATCTGGTTCTTTTAGAATACAGGATGGCTCTAAAATAATAGCTGCAGTTAGATCTAGAAACGCCGTATTGGTGTGGACAGACAATTCTTTACATGCTTTGCAGTTTGTAGGCGCTCCCTTCACATTTTCATTAGTAGAGCTGGGAGCTAATTGTGGTGCTGTTGGTGTGCACTCAGCCGTTGACATTAATGGTGTTGCCTACTGGATGTCACAAAATTCATTTTACTTGTATGATGGTACAGTCAAAAAATTACCATGTAGCGTCCAAGATTACGTTTTTGAAGATTTTAGTATTGCTAATTACCCTGAAACATATGCAGGTATTAATTCTGAATTTAATGAGATAACGTGGTTTTACCCGTCTGCAGCATCAACACAAATAGATAGAGCAGTTACTTATAATTATTTAGAAAGGTCTTGGCATACATCTAATTTAGATAGAACTTCTTGGTCGGATTACGGTGTGTATCAACAACCATACGCAACAAAATATTTTCCTAATAATACTGCTACAACTCCAACTGTCATAGGCTTGACTGCTGGAGCAACGACTTTCTATGAACATGAAGTAGGGTTTGATGATGACGGCACTGCTATGACAGCATTTATTACATCTGGTGATTTCGACATACAAGATGGTCAACAAATGCTTTCCATAAGCAGAGGCATACCAGATTTCAAAGATCAAGTAGGAGATGCAACTATAAAATTAGGTTTAAAATCATTCCCTTCACAAAATTCAACTGATATATCAAGAACAATAACTACAAATACCACTAAATTTGATTTACGTGGTAGAGGTAGACAAGCAAATATAGACATACGTAGCACCGATGTAGGTGCAAATTGGCGTTATGGTACGCTTAGACTAGATGTAAAACCAGATGGAGGTAGATAATGGCTAAAATTGCAACAACTAGGTTACCTGACTCAACACCAGAATACGAACCATCACAATTTGATGCTCTTATTCGTGTGTTAGAGCAGATAACACAACAATTAAACTTTGGATTTCAACAAGACATAAAAGATGAATCCACTGCAAGGAGTTTTTTTCTTGGCGGATAATTTTAAAAGTTTCTCTAAGACTGCAACAGGGTCAAACACAGCTGTTTACACAGTTCCAACAGCTAATTCAGGTGCTGTCCCTCCTGTTTTACCTACGACGGCTATTGTAAAAAGCATTCGATTATCTAATCAAACTGGTGGAGCAGTGACCACAACTGTAACTGTATTAGATTATGATGCAAGCTCACCTTTAGAAATAGAGCTTTATAAAGATAGCTTAGCAGATGGGGCAGAAACAGAAGTGCTTACACATCCTGTCGTTTTAGAGCAACAAGATGCTGTTAAAATACTTGGAAATGGTGTAAAAATATTAGTAAGTTTAATGGAGATTACGTAATGTCAGATGAAAATATAGGTAAGAAAGTACAAGACGCAGAACAAATCGGTACAGAAAAAGTTGGTGATAAAGAAATACCAATTTTAAAACCTGAAGTCTACGTAAAAATTTATTGTTCTAATTGTAACGCTGAAGTTGATGATGAGGAAAAGGCTACTGGTAATTGTAACGACTGTGGTAAACCTTGGGCCGAATCAAAGGCCAAGGATGTTACCATTCGTGTCGTTAAAATGCCTGAAGTATTTGGAGATGGCGGAGAACTCTAACGGTTCTCACACTCACAACTCTCACAACGATGCATATCTGAATCGTTTTCGTGTTTATCTATATCTCTTTCTACTGCTAATAATCTTTCGTGATATTTGCTCACCTTATCAGCAAGGTTGGCAATAGCTTTTAAAACGTCTTGTTCGCTCATATTTACTCCTGTGATTGTTAATTTTGGTGAGAACGTAATTTAAACATGTTTTGAATGAAATCAACAGAACTTTTTAAAATTGTTTTCTTGACAACTACGTTGCCTCTGAATAAGCGACCTGTAAATACTCTATCTTTGTAACCCAACCACGTGGTATTGCAATAGAACCACCACCGTGATTATCGTCTTTATCAGTGCACCAAGAGCGCATAATAACTATTTTTTCTTGATTATTAACAACCATGTATCCTACTTCTTGACACACGGCCAACGGAGCATTAAGTATGTCTTTTATAGGCAACCAACCTGTTTCTGTATCACGGGCGTCTAACCACGTCACACGGACCATAGGCACCTTTGTAATATCAAAGCTCATTTCTAGTTGCACATTAATAGAAATTTGCCTATAATTATACGATTAATTAGGCTTAATCTTCAAGGCCAGCCTCCTTGCTACAAACAACTCATAGATTGCTAGGAGAATATGCTAAAAGGATTATCGAGTATACTTAAAAAAGCCGTACAAGTAGCGGCACCTATCTTTGGTTCTACCCTTACACCTTTTGCACCAGGATTGGGTGCAGCAGTAGGTTCAGGTCTTGCTGGATTATTATCAGGACAAAAACCAAAAGACGCTTTAGTATCAGCTGGAATATCAGGATTAGCTGGACAAATGGGCTTACTTGGAGGCGGAAAAGGATCCGCTGCTGTTCAGACAGGTGGTAGCAATACACAAAGAGTTTTACAAAAAGATTTACGAAAACCTTTTTTAGAAAACTTTAGAATGCCATCGATATTTAAAGATGGAAAACCAACAGGATTTGGTACTGCTTTAGGTGTAGGTTTACCTTCGGTATTAGCATATATGGGCGCTGCGGCAGACGCAAAGAGAGCACAACCAATGGACCCAGCTGATTACATGAGTGCCACAGATAAATTTTATGGTGGACAGTTTGCAAGACCGCCAGAAGAGTTAAGAATTAAAAACTTAAATTCAATAATACAACAACCTCAAGGTAGAGCGGAAGGTGGATTGATGGGAACAGAGTTTGCTTACAGTGCTTATGATGGTAGCCCCATGGGTATACAAACAATGGCAGATGGCGGCGAGACTTTTCCAAGAAAAACAGGACAGATAAGCGGACCTGGTGGACCTAAAGATGATAAGATACCTGCTATGTTAAGTGATGGTGAGTTTGTCTTTACGGCAAAAGCTGTGGACAATGCAGGAGGACCAAAAGCAATGTATAAAATGATGAATAGATTAGATCCAGAATCAGAGAGACCAAACTAATGGCACAAACATCAACACAAATAGCAAGAGAAGCACCATTTCTAGAAGATTATAGAAGAAGATTATTAGATTCGGTATTTGCACCAAGCACTGGTTTAGCTAGCACACGTATACCACAATTTGAAAGAGACATTGCTGGTCTTACTAGCGGTGAACAAGCAGGTATAAGTGAAGCACAAAGAGTCGCTGGTATTGATCCTAACACGGGACAAAGAACAGGTATCGCTTCTTTTGAACCTTTTATACAGCAAGCACAAGCTACAACGGCTTTAGGCATACCTTCTCTTCAACAAGCTCAAACACAGTTTGATCCTACTACAGCTAATACACAAGACTTCATGAATCAATATCAAGCTAATGTTACACAAGAAGCTTTACGACAATTAGATGAGCAAGCGCAGAAAGCACAAAATCAATTAGCTGGACAAGCAGTAAGAGCAGGGACATTTGGTGGCTCACGTTTTGGTGTACAAGAAGCAGAGCTGGCTAAAAATTTACAAGACATTAAATCAAGAAGAGTATTTGAAGATTTATCAAGAAACTTTTTACAAGCACAACAGCAAGCAATCGGTACAAGTGAAGCTAATAGAGCAAGACAATTACAAGCAGCACCTATCTACGGACAACTTGGAACAAATGTTGGCAACATCGGTGCTCAACAATTTGGTTTACAACAACAAGGAATACAATCTTTATTAGGAACTGGTAATGTTCAAAGAACAAGAGATCAAGCGGTAGATGATGAAGCATTTAGATTTCAAACTGCACAAGCTCTTGAGCCAAGACAAAGAGTACAATTCTCTTCTGACATTTTATCAAGAACACCGTCAATACAACAAACTCTTACACAGACACCGTTTCCTTATACTAATCCTTTAACAGCTGCTGCTGGTATGGGTATATCTGCACTTGGAGGCTTAGGCGCATTTTTTAATAGGGGAGATTAATGGTTGATAGCATATTTGATAGACCGATGTTTGGTACACCAGGCACGAGTGAAGATATAGATAAACAAATTGATAGAGCTGGACGAGCTCCTGAGAAAAACGAAATTACAAACAAGTTTCCACAATACTCTTACGACCAGATATATGATGATTCATTTATGCCTTTTGATAAAGAAGGTATAGCTACTCTCATGCAAACATATACAGCACCAGATGCAATTAGAGGTGCTTATGAAGAATACGCAGGGCAGCCTAAATCAGCTGAACAATTTGCAGCTGAATATGATGCATTAACACCTGATGTAGCAGATCCTGATACTAATTTTAAGTTTGAAAATTATCTAGCACTTGCAAGATTAGGTTTAGGACTAATGCAACCAACTCCTGGTGGAGCAATAGCACCTGCTATTTCAAAAGCTGGTGAAAACTTTTTAGGTGATCTTGCAGCAATCAATGAAAGAAAACGTCAAGCAAAGTTGGTAGCAAGACAAGAAGAAAAAGAAGACGAAAGATCAAAAAGAGAATACGTTCTTAACGCATTAAAAGAACAGCAAGACTTACGTGATTCACAAGAATATGATTTGTTTATGAAAGTATTACAATTTAACATGGATAGTGACCAAGGTAATATTGCATTTAGAAGAGAGCTTGCTAAGCAAAACTTTGCATACAAATATGACGTAGATCTAAAAGCTATTGAAAATAATGCAAAACTTATTGCAGAAAGTTTTCT